ATGTCACAGCAGCTCCTGAAGATGGTGCGAAAGGGAGTCGGGGTCAGCTGCCTTATCCGGCAGGCGAATACGATCTGCATACTTCTTATATATGTACGGATATGGTTGCTCCTTATGTACTATATAATGGTATTTATTATGTGATGAATCAGATGACTACCTGGGTAGGTCAAGGTGTTCCATCAAATATAAATAATCCTCAAAAGGATTATGCGGTAAACGGCACAAAAGCCACCTGGGTACCCTTTGAAAGTTATAAGGCTATTTATGTAGAGATATTGATGGCTAACTTCGCAAAATTGGCGAGTGCCGTCTTCTCAGGAGATTATATGTTTTCCCAGCAAGGAGTTGATGCTGAAGGAAATCCCACGTCTTCCTATGAAAAAATTGGTACGGAAGAATTTACTCCTAACCTTCTCCTCAATTTTCTTATTGGTAAGGCCATATTTAATGATGCCGAAATAAGAGGCAAGTTCTCAACCTCATTAGGAGGAACGCGTATTGAAATTGACCCGAAGAGCAACAGCATCAAAATGTATAACCAATATGATAATGAAGTTGGAGATATAAGCTTTTTAGAAGAGGATTGGCAGGGATCAAAAATCTATTATCCTCGTATTAGGTTACGTAGGTATCGGGATAATAGAATAATAAATCAAGCTATAGTGGGAGACAGAAACATTCAGTTTCTTGTTGACACCGGTTCGGAGTCTTATTCGTGTATTCTCGACCCCATTAATGGGTTGACGTTTTACCAAGGAGGCGCACCAATGAAAAGCTATCCGGCAAGTTAAGCGAAGCCCTGCTTTATCAATTGGTAAAGTGGTTTGAAAGTAATTTAATTGATTGAATAAAATTAAACAAAACGAGATTATAAATTGAATGTTGAATTTGGGCGTTTTTCGCTATAGTTTAAACGCCCGTCAAAAGTGAATAGGTATGAAACTAAATGAAGCCACTCAAGTAAATAGCATCAATAATGAATACATAACTCTAATGGATGCTAACGGTAGCCCATTGAAGATAAATAAGGTAGACCTTGCAGAAGTAATCAGGAATAATATGCCTGTAGCTACTACAGACAAAAATGGTTTATATGGCAAATCGTATGTAGCTAAGGTATTTACAACAAGTAGTACAAATAGCAAAGTTATAAAATTATTTTCATGCAAAAAGAGTAGATTCTCCGGTAAGATATCCCTATTATTTCGGCGGTCCGAATCAGGAGTTATATCAGAGTTTGGCATCTATTCGAACGCCTATCATACCATTGAGAGGATTTCTGATATAGAGATTTATAGACGTGCCGGAAATCATAGTAATATTACATTTTACCGTGATGAAGAATATGTATATGCGTATATGCCATCCAACTATTATTATCTTTATTGTAAACTGGAATTTTTATTTGTTGGAAAACTAATTCTTGAAGTAGCAGAAGTAGATATTAGTACGTTAACGAAAATACCACTCATTGAATAGTACTATAGATATATGTCTAATGAAAGAGCCGGGAGGATATTTATTCCGGCTCTCCATACTGTTAGAATGATGTAACAGGCCTAACTCGGTACTTACCTGTTGTTTTAGTACTGCTCCCGCGAAAACCACTTTGAAAAAATAATGTCCACACGTGCGTAGCCGAGAACTCGGTAGAGGAATGGTAGGGGCCTCTTTCCAATTTTGTAGCACCGTTGATTTTAGCCAATGCCGCATTGATCGCGCTGAACTTTTCGTATATCAGTCCCAGTTCTCCGAGTGACGGCAGCCACCACGAACCAGCGGTCAATCCTCCATTACTATATGTAGCACAATATCCCGGTGCATAACCGTCTCCATCCTCCGCAAAGGCGGATGAAGTCACAATCTTACTGGTGTTACTCTGTCCGGCATAATCTACGTCAGCAGTCGCCTTGGATGTTGTTGTGATCGCACCACCTGCACCGGAGACAGCACTCCAGGGAAGTGAAGATTCGTGGGGTGCAATCAACAACCGTCTACCGGATGATATTATGGCTACACCAACAGCATCCGTCCGGGAGATTGACCACTGTTCCCAGGGAATAAGAAATTTATTCTTATCGCTGTCCAAATATACAATCCAAACCTCACCTTTTATCGCTGGAACAAATGATGCCAAAGCGTTAGCTAAATCTGTTTTTGCTATTTTTAGAGGATTTCCATTGGCATCCATTAGCATTATATACTCATCACTAATACTGTTTATTTGTGCAGCTTCATTCAATTTCATACCTATTCAGTTTTAACGGACGATAGGTATGAAGTAATTAAGGGTAACTATGAAGCTCTCTCTTTAAAATGTAAATTCCTTGACATAGTATCCCGCATCCGGTTCTTCTGAAACTTCTACCGGTGTCTGAAACGTGAATCCAATATTATTGCTGTAAGCAAAGTCTATATCGTTCTTTCCATTTGCACTGATATAAATGTCAAGCATTCCAGTTTCTGTAGTCGAGCTTTTGTATAGTAACCGTGCTTTACTAATACATTTCCCAGCTGCTCCTAATTGGATAACATTCTGTAGTTTACTGTAGCCATCTAATGCGATGTAGAATAATTGGGAACAAGGAGCATTATTCGTATATCGACTTCCTACATTGAGCAATACCGAACTTGCCATATAACATTTACGACTTATAGCTACTCTATACCATTTACCATTAAGAGCACCTGCCATAGAGAATGTACCGCATCCTCCTGACTTTGCAATTTCCTTAGGAGTTGTCACTATACTATTACCATTAGCGTCTATTCCTCGTACTTTGATAGCTGTACCATTGTTCAATTCATTCTCTTTCATACAATCTATTCACTTTTAACGGGCGACAGAATGGATTACATTGCAGAGGCAAATACAGAATGGAAAATATACAATAAAAATCTTTACCATATAGGTTGTATTGCTTCCTCCGGTGGTATTTCGATTATCATTGGAAATTCTGCATTACCATGTAAGATGGTTATACATGATGCTTTACTACTAACGGCGGAATCTTTAGCCCAAATGGATATTATTCCATTTTCCTTTCTGTATTTTATATTAGGATTATACGTTTCACCAGCTTTTCCTATAAGTTGCTTAAAATCACAATGCATTATATTACCCTCATAATTCACTGCATATCCCACAATTATAGATGCTGGTTGATTTGCAAAACATATCATATTTAACAGAAATGAACAATTCATTCCACGTTTTATTTCCATTATTTTAAGCCATCTGACACCAGTGCCAAAAGGAAAGAAAATTCGTTTAAACATCCCTATGCTTTCTAATGCAGTCATCAACTCATTTGGGGTTGATGCTATACTATTGCCGTTTGTATCTATTCCCCGTACTTTAGTAGGAACTCCGCTATTCAATTCATTCTCTTTCATACGGTCTATTCAGTTTTAACGGGCGACAGAATCATTGTTTTTTACTACTCATTTTCACCTGCATTTTCATAGGTAAAAATGCAGCACAAAAGATGCCCGTTAAAAGTGAATAGGTATGAAACTGAACGAAGCAATTAAGGTGAATAGTATTAACGATGAGTATATCACATTGATTAACTCTGAAGGGCATCCCCTACGTATAAGTAAAGCTGACCTAACAAAAATAATCAGAGATAATATGCCTGTGGCCACACAAGCTCAAAAAGGCTTATTGGATGCCGGTTCCGACAGGTTTGTGAAAGCTAATGGATTGTCTGTTTCAGCAGAATCGGCTTGTGTCAAGTTGTATTCAGCGATAGGTAGAACTGCCGTAACCGCGATTGTTACCACCGGTCGAATTGAGGGAAAAACCTGCGGCGTATTTTTGCTGTCATTTTCAATGGCCAGTAATGGTTACTATTATGGCTTCGTCAAAAAACTAAATAATAGCGGGGCGGATGCAACGTTCTATTATGTAAAAGATGGAAATCAAGTTTCAATATATATGGTTTCATCCGTAGATTATTCAATAACACATGTATCCCCTTTGTTGGAGTTCGGGAACTTTACCTACCACCTTAAACAAGAACCGTTACCGGAAGAGGCTGTACGAATTGATGTTGAATAATATAGGGGCACAATGCCCCTATACATAGTTTGTTATTTGCATTACAAATACATTTATACTATTTTCCCTTGTGTTTTTAAGATATATATTCCCATTAACTTCTTTCTTGCTCATAACAAGTTTACCGATAGAATTAAAATCAGTAGAGAAAACAGATTCATAGTAGCCAATCATTGCAGCTCCAGGTTGTGCACCAATGACGAATAAACCAGTTGAACCTAAATCGCCAGACCTTACCATATATAATCCGTAATGAGAGACTTTTAAATCATATTCTTCGCCTGGAGCTAATGTAACTTGCCAAGAAGGAAACATCAGGCTTTTTATAGTCTTAGATAAATCTGATTTATTAATCAGTAAAGGATTACCGGAGGCATCCAGTAAGGTGATATACTCATTATTGATAGTGTTCACCTTAATTGCTTCGTTCAGTTTCATACCTATTCACTTTTAACGGGCGACAGAACTGTATTTGCTCCGGCAGGATTAGTTTATTATCTTCACCGACAAAAATGATTTACGCATACATCAGAGTTTCAACCGATAAACAAACGGTTGAGAACCAAAAATTTGAAGTTCAGAATTTTGCCAATGACCGTCGATTAATAATTGATAAGTGGATTTCTGAAACAGTATCAGGAACAAAGGCTGCAAAGGATAGAAAGCTGGGACCGCTTTTGAAAAAGATGAAGAAAGGTGATACCCTTATACTTTCTGAGATTAGTCGATTAGGCCGTAACCTTATGAGCATAATGTCAATGCTTAACCTCTGTATGACTAAAGAGACATTAGTACTCACTGTTAAAGAAAAATATGAGCTGGGAAATAACATCAATAGCCAGGTATTAGCTTTTGCTTTCGGGTTATCAGCTCAGATTGAACGCGATCTTATTTCCCAGCGTACTAAAGAGGGACTGGCCAGACGTAAGGCTGCAGGACAGAAGCTCGGCAGACAAAAAGGCGAGAAGATAACACATTATAAGTTGGACAAGAAAGCGGAGCTTATCAGCCGGATGCTTGCTGAAGGAAGTTCAAAAGCAGCTATTTGCCGAAAGCTGAAATGTCACTTAGTAACTCTTAATAATCATCTGGTAAGAATGAAGGAAAAGTCTTGTGAATTAGGGGATAATTAGTACCTTTGTACAGTGATTATGCCCATTGACAGCCCGTGTTGTCGATGGGCTTTTTTTGTGCCTAAAAAATCCCGTCCTACCATCACTGGCCGGGCGGGATAACGACAAAATACTAAGACCTTAATGGTCTTATGCGATAACAAAGGTAGTATTAAATAACTTAGATAATGTTTGAGAATGGATAAATTATTGACTTTAGACCAAATTCGAGTGATATGCGTGTCGCTATTTAGTTCGATATTAGCGTATCTGACACCTACCAAGGGCTTTCTCATAGCTTTGGCAGTGATGTTTGCTTTTAATATCTGGTGCGGTATGCGTGCCGATGGCGTGAGTATTGTTCGGTGCAAGAACTTTAAGTGGAGTAAATTCAAAAATGCACTGGCAGAGTTGCTGTTGTACCTGGTCATTATTGAGGTGGTGTTTGTCTTCATGGATTCAATAGGAGATGGTGACAGTGCTCTCATCGTGATAAAGACTATTACGTATGTATTTTCATATGTGTACCTCCAAAATGCATTTAAAAACCTGATTATAGCATATCCGAAGAATAAGGCTTTCCGGATAATCTACCATTTGATAAGGTTTGAGTTCAAACGTGCGATGCCTTCGCATGTGCAGGGAGTAATTGAAAGAATTGAAAACGAAATTGATAAGGAGGATAAGTATGAAATTGGATAGAACAGAAAAACAGATCGTGAGATGTGCCCACTTTTTGAATCACACAATTTATGTATGCGATGTACACCGTCTTTTCAGCAATAAAGATGGCAATAACAAATGTCCGTACTGCAAGAAAGAATGCAAAGAATTTAAGGAGGAAGATGAATGAAAACAATTGATGCTATTATTATCCATTGCTCGGCCACACGTGCCGGGCAGGATTTACGTGCGAAAGATATTGATCGAATCCACAGGCAAAGAGGGTTTAATCAAATTGGGTATAACTTCGTCATAGACCTTGATGGTACTGTGGAAAATGGGCGACCGTTGAACATTGACGGTGCGCACTGTAACACTAAAGGATTCTCAGGCATATCATATAATAAACACTCAGTTGGTATCTGTTATATTGGTGGTCTGGATGCAAACGGGAAACCTACTGATACCCGGACGCCTGAACAGAAAGCCGCACTTCGAGAACTGGTTGCCAAGCTTTGTAAGGAATACCAGATTATTGAGTTTCTTGGTCACCGGGACACTTCGCCAGACCTTGATGGTAGCGGTGAAGTTGAGCCGGTAGAGTATATCAAGGCGTGTCCATGCTTCGATGTTAGAAGTGAGTTTTCTAACTTTCTGCGTAATGTAGTAATTAAGCCATGAAACGTTTGTTTTATATAACCATGTTTCTGATATCAGGAATATGGTTGTCTTCTTGCGGCAGCCATAAGTCTACAATGAAGCAAGAAAGCTTCATTCAAAAAGAAGATAGTACCCGGCAGGTTCTTGATTTTGGTTTCACCTCTATGCAGGACATATCCAACTTCCTGCACTCCACTACCAATAAAAAAATAAACTGGAAACTGTATGATACCAGTAAGCCGAAGGACTCTGTTACCGGCAAGCATCCACTATTGGCAGAGGGAGATACAGAAGAGAATAATGAGATTGAACAGAATACCAATACCTCAATTGCGGATAGTGTTGCATTGAAATCTGATAGTTCATCGTCTTCTCAAAGCCAAGAAAATGTAAGGCAGGAACAGGAGAAACAGAAAGATGAAACGACATTACTCAAGCAAATAAGTAATATGATTTGGGCCTTAATTACTTTAGTTGCTATAAGTGGCGTTGGATGGGCTATTTATAAATTAAAGAAGCGCGGAAATAGTTGTAAAATAACAACTTGAATGATTTTCAACATCATATATTTGCGATATGGATATAAAAATCACTCTATATAAAGCTGACATAATGCCGGAAGTATACAAAATAACTGGATACACTGGTGCTAAGAGTAAGGATGTTGAGCAAATATCTTCCTCAGAAGATGATGAAAATATCCTGAATAGTTACTTTGGGGAAGCTGTTAGCAGTGTTGCTGATATTGTCTCCAGATACGGGTATTTATCAGAAGAAACTAATGAGTTTTCAGCTTTTTGCTTTGTGCTTCCGTCCAGTTGGAAGCAGACTGTGAAGATGGCATTAGAGAAGTCATTGAAACAATACGTTTCAAATTACATTTGTATGCAATGGTTCAACCTGACATCGAAAGAAGAGGTAACCTATTACGGAACGATATGTGATGAACAAGCTATCGCAATCAAAAAGTATCTTTTAGAACGAGAAAGACCAAAACGCAATTAATAATTAAATATCTATTTTTATGGAAGGAAGTAAAGTTATAACTCTCGAACTGACAGCTAAAAGTCTCTTCGAACAAATGAAAGAGCATTCTTACTATTTAGGCGAAGCTCTTAAAACAGATCCTAAGTTAGCAGAACTGGCAGCAAAGCTTCAGGCTAATGACGATGACGACACTGTGTTAAAGGATTTAGCTCAAGAAGGTGGAACGAAATTAGGAAATATTCTGAGCCGTGTTCTTGGGAAAACATCATACTCATGGGATGAAAATAAAACTAAAATCATTTTCACCACCAATGCTGTATCTAACTTCATGGAAACCCAAAAAGAAACTATCAAAGATAACATGCTGAGTTATCTTTCCTATTACACTTTGGCTAAGTGGCTCAATCTTATTAAGCCTGATGAAGCACCTCGTTTTGATAATCGGCTCGGTGAAATAGAAGAAGAATTAAGGTTGCTTGGGGCACAAAGAGACAAGCCTAAACGTACTTCATCTGAACCTACCACCTAATGGATTCGCTGAATATTGAAATACAGTTAAGTTCCATCTTCTCTGAAGTAGATATTCGTACTTACTATCAGGGAGAAGCTTTGAAGAAAAAGGATGCTGATTTTTCTTGCATCCAAACTTCTTCTGATGATTATGATACGCTTCGTACCCCAATTGAGACAGCCTTAAATAATATAAATGGCAGGCTTATCAAAAGAGTTCGGGATTTTAAATGGAGTGTGGATGAAGCCGCTTTGAATGTTGAACTTATTCCTCATAATAGAATACCTCCACATGCGGATAAGGTTGTATTATTGCTGAAAAAAGCTATTTTTGACTACATAGTAAACTATGTATGTTATGAATGGTTCTTGATGGTTAATCCAGAACTCGCTCCGATTCCAGAAAAAAGGAGTGAGGCGTTGATGTGGGATGTAGTGAAATTTATAGGTATGATAAGTGGAATGATCAGAAGAAGGGCTACAGACTTAGCTGGAATATAGAGAGAAGGAGAGGGGAAACCTCTCCTTTTTTTACCTTAGTCGATTCTCGAATGCTTCGGATGCAATAAATTCCATATAGTTTAGTGATACATCCGTTCTAACACCTCCGGCCAATGCCACCATGAAGTATTTGAAAGCTTTGGATTTATTCATTTTGGTAACAAGATCGCGGATATCAACAATACTTTCTTTACCAGAAATAAGGGTAAAATGCTCAGCATCATTGGAGCCTAAAATGTACAGCCCAACATCAGAGAATATATTAAGGCTTTCATCTCTAAACATTACTGGTTCACCACGCAAATATAAGTCTGACATTGCACGCTTGACTATTCCTCTTAATGCAGTTTGTAGAATGCGTTTGTGGGCATTACTCCCCATCTTTATAGGTCTGGATAAAAGGAGAATATTAGTTATACTTCTATGGCTATTTTGCATATCGTAAACACCAGGAGTAACTGATTCACTATCTATTAATGCATAGCATTCGGGATATTTATTTGTGAAGTTCTTAATGCAACAAGATATCTTAGACCATGTGCTTGACTCCATATTAAACAAGTAGGCATAAGGATAGTCTTTATTTGCTATGATTAGCTCATTCTCTGGATAGTTGTAACCTACTTCTGCATTTTCAAGATATTGAGTAAACTCTACTAATGATAAAGAAAATGATCCTATAGCTACTATCTTAGAGATAATAGGGGAAGAAGTAACACAGGATGGGAGATATCCGATCATATCATCAGATATTGATTTTGCAGTATTTCCAGCTATCATCATAAGTCCACGCTTGGAAGCAAAGATAACGGCTTGATCTATGCCTTTAATAGATTGGGGATTTATACAGACGTCGCGTGTTATTGGCGTTTGTGTTGAATAAACTACATTGCCTGTTCCTACTGACATTGCATATACTCCATCTGTGGCAAATACATACAATGGGTGTTGTCCAAATTGCCCTTGTGATAAAGCTGTGGTATTGGAGCATAGGCCCACTATTTCTGTATTTGTTGGTTGATAAGTCTGTGATGCTGGAAATACCATTGGACTATTTAAGGCTGATACTTTGAGTACGTTACGCGCTGTATAATGTGTGTTCTCTTCTGCGGGTATATCAGATTCGAGTTTCTGATCAATAGATATGTAATAGGAAGAAAGTATTAAACCATAACTGCTTCTATCACCAGGTATTTTCCCCCATCTTTGAGCTGGCTGGCAATAGTAGGCGATATCGAGATAGGGGTGTTTCTGTAGTGAAAATACTTTTTTGAGAGTTTCCCCGGTCGCTCCGCTGCTTGATTTAGGTGTTATAAACAGACTCATGGTATGTGCCCTTGAATCAGGATATGTAAGAAATGGAATTATTAACTGTTTTGATGATATCGTGTTTTTGACAATGGTTTCCCCTTGTTCTGTGCTAATGGCGGTACAAATCGTTAGAGTATATTCCGTATTCGATTCTTGGGTCTGGCTCTCATACCCGTACATATATCCTTTAAAATAGGAGTAGTTGATGTTAGCCAAATGCAATCTTGAATTATATACATAGCTTGTTTGGGCAGAAAAAGAGTGTTTTGTTTCGGATGTTATCAATTGTTCTTGAATAGAGATATTGTCTTTTGACCATTCATCAAGTCTCCAGGTCTGTTTACCTTTCAATGAAAATTCTGCAACTTTATAAAAACGATAGGCTTTCAGTATCTGTTCTGTTTCGTTGTTGGTTCTTTGATATTGATTGTAGGTTATGCTTCCGTATTTACTCTCTTTTTTTTCGAACCAGTCTATTGGAGAAATAAACACATCAATGGAAATTATAAGAGGGGTTAGATAAGATAAATCAAAATCATCGAAAGAGAAGTCTATTTTGGTGCCCATTGCGCCAAATTCATAAGTGTAATCCTTTAATGTGGCGTTATTAGGCTCGTTATCATAATAGAAGAAAGGATTTATTTGGCAAAATGATACTTTTTTACTATATGAGTCTCTACCCCCTCCTTTAAAGTCAAAGGTATAATCTATCTGGTTTCCGTGCTCTACCAGGAAGATGGGAGACTCCTTTATATATTCTCCGGAAGATGTTCTAAACGCATATTTAAGAAGGCAAGGACCAACAATATATTCTTCTTTGTTTAGTGTATCAATGCAATTGTCTAAATATCCAACAGCATTATAATCAGCAGTACGCATAAACTCTTCGCTGGTGAATCCATCAGATTTTCTACCACCAAGAAATTTAGAATCTGGACAGATACTTGTGACCTTAGACATTTGCGAGATTTTAATTTGTGGTACTTCAGGGATGGAACTAACGTATTTGTATCCATCAACGTTGTTCTCAAATATCTCGTATAGTATCTGAGTATCCGTTATGCAGCATGCAATATTTCCCAGAAAGGCAATATCATTGACTTTACCAGTTAGATCGGATGACAACCATTCAAAGTGAGAGTAATCTTCATTGAGAGCCTGTATTCTCCCATCTGTTTCCAGAACAAGTATTTTTTTAGCTAGTGTATGGTAGAACACCTTTTCTGCATTGGTAAGTTCATGGATAAAAACAGGCTTTCCAATAGGTTCAATAGAGCCGCTTTTGATTCGCGCGTTTATAAGTTCCATGCACTGCCCGTCAGTTGATATACCTTCATCAATACTTCGATTAATGCCGGTAAAGGGGATTTTTATAGTTTCCATTTTTTTTTGGTAAAGTTATAGTGTTCAGTTTGATAAATAGTTGGTTATTTACAATTTTAGTACTAATTTATAGGCATGCCGTGGGCGTTTTTTGTTACCCACGACTGCTTTAGATGTTTTCATTTATAAAATCACCCAAGGCTATTCAATTATAATTGTTATATTTGCAAAAAAAGTATATGTCAATAGTATATCGTAATAGAACTATCCGTCCTTCAAGTAGACTTGAAACATCTGTATCTTATAAAATCAATACGGAGAAAGTAACAGTAAATGACACATTGATTGTTACCGTCAACCATGAAAGTGAAAACTTTACAAAAGAATTTACTTTCTCAGGGAATAAGATTGCAAACCGTTCCTCAATACACTTCAAATATACTAACGGAGAAATCATTTGGTCAACAATTCAACCAGATTAGCTCCTTTTTTTCTTGTTTATGAATTAAATTTCTCCTCTATATCTTGATAATCTATGCAGCTTATAGGAATACATAAATCAGGTTCTTCTAATTTGATGTCAGGTCCATAACATTCTATCTTTTTGGCACAATTAATACAGAGATATTCTTCATTTTCCATAATATTCTTTTTTTTATTGTTTTTAGTTTGCTCCCGACATCAATGTCGAGAGCAAAAGTTCATTATTATTTTATTATTAGTTATTCCAAATAGTTTCCTGTTAATCCCCTGAATAGCATAGCAGAAGAAAAAGCCTTTCTTCCATTTTCAGAGACATAAGATATAACCCCAAAGACATCTGCTGTAGAGTATATTTTCCATACCAATAATTTTTCCATTATTTCTATCCGTTAATGTTTACGTTTTACATCTATCCAGGCCGTTACAATTGCGCATACAAGGTTTATTATGCTTATCCCTGCAAGAATTCTTGCAAGCCATAGTATCTCTATATCATAAGCTGTCAAACACGCAATAAGTGAAAGCCAAAATGTTATTTCCTCAAATTGATATCTCTTCATTACTAATTTGATTTGAGGGTTATTCAACTACAAGTATTTGTCTTGAATGTATGCAGCATCCTTTGTGATAAGAAGGTTGTTCCACAAGTTGATACCATTTTAAGTACCATTTTTCGGTAAGTAGGCTATATGACCTCCACATTTTACCCTCATATACCCCTGATGGATTAGACATGCTATATTCAGGAAGGCCTTTAAAAGTCTGCTCGCTCATAAGAGCATGAGTATCGTCCAATTCAATAAACCTTCTGTGAGGTTGTTGCCAACTCTTTCCCAATGGGTCAATAATTGGCGGTATTATTTGTTCTCCGTTCATAACTATCTTGTTATTAGTTATTCTTTGAAATCCAATTATCGGTATCACAGTGAAAGCAATATCCGCTTTTAGGATGTTCCGCACCGTCTTTAGCTCCACAAGTTCCACAATAATACTCCTTATCATATTCCGGGGAAAGACCTTTATTTCGTTCTTTAACAACGGCTTTTCTTTCTTCAAGCATCATCATTTTATCGGGATTACGGCTCAAATAAAACTTTCTGACTTTATGTATTTGCTTTTCAAATAGTTCGTCAGATTCAGCTATTTGCTTTGCTGTATATTTGCTCATATTTTATTTGTTATACGTTATTTGGATTATAGTTAATCATGTGCTCAAATGCCTTTGTACGAGCATCGTAAGCTATCATTGTAGCCTCGTGTACAATATCAAGCTGTTGTTGTTCAGGTAAATTGCCAATTATAGGAAAGAGCCGAATATAGACTCCTAAAGCAGAAGATAACATAATATCGTTTTCACCTACACTTTGATAAGTCGTATGTATCTTTTTGCATACCTCAATCTGCTTGATAGGCATTTTATTTCGTTCTTCCTTACTTATGTATTTTTCAATAAGCTTGTTCATATCTATTTTAATTAGTGTAAACACCTTCATCGCAATTCTCAATACGTGACTGGCATTCACTTATTACTTCCTTTAAAATCTCTGCGCACTCTTCATTTGAATAGTCTTGTAGCAGTTCATCAATATGCTGCATGATATCATTTACTTCCATATGCTTTCCTTGCTATTTTATTTATTAACTTTATTGTCTTATCACTCAATTTGCCATTAGCCGTTGTAATGTGCTGAATGGACTTATGTAACTGCCTTTTGCTCATATCTAAATTTTTTACGCCTATTCATAAGGGTTTGTTTTACAATAATTTTTATTCTCTGACATATTCAGTAGCTTATTTAAAGATTCATCTGAAAGAAGATGTTTGTTGCTAAAGTTTCCAAGCATTGAACGAGGTTCAATATTTTCATCTCTCATAAATTTCTGTATCTCGTATATATGAAAAAGCAAACCTTCACAATCTACCGCATAGTATTCAATGCCATCGTCATTACTGGCCGATACTTCGTAACCAATCCATCCGCCATCACCTATATAAGTGCTTATCTCAATATTACGGCAAAATCCGTAGCTTATAAGCAGTAATCTTAGTATATCTTTTCCACTCATTTCTATATTGTTATTAGTTAAACTACATCCTCAATAACCGTCAAATCAACATACCAATCTCCTATAATGGGGATTGTATAATGTATCTGATTCTTATATCTCCTTTCCGGACATGTCAAGTCAATGCTATCCATACATCCTGTTTCGTAAAAAGTAAAGTGTGACAACTCTTCAAGAAACTGCTCCATCAGATAGGTAGGAGATTCGTAATTATCGTTCCATCTAATTGCAATCAAATCGAGGTCAGATGCACAAGTACCATGAACGGCAAGTGTATAACCACATTTGAATGCAATCTTTCTCAAACCTTCCAATACACAAGCGTAGAACATGGGTCTGGGGTTGGTCTTTATGTCTTTTAGTAATTTACCCATATCTATTTTTGTTTATGATTTAACATTCTGAATATTCACGTTGTACGTAGTAGCCTTACTTGAAGACTTCCCAGTTTCATTCTTATACGGACGGGTAAAGTCTCTAATATGGTCGAGTACATCATCAATTTCGGTATCAACAAAATCTTTTCGTTTCTCCCATTCCTCACAAGCTGGGTGATTCATGTCCACTTCTATTTTTATAGTGATTATTTTCTTCATTTCTTTATTGTTATTCGTTAAACTCTATTTTCTGCTGCAGCACTTCATCTGCGTAATATTGGTCAAACCCTTTGTCACTTATCCACCAATTAAAACCAAATTCGGCATCGGTAAAGTTGTGGTTGATATATCCGGCATCAATCAGCTTTTGTATGGTCTGAATCCATTTACGTTTCACATGAGGAAAACGCTGGCAGTCTTTTCGTTTATCCTTGTAGTTTGACATCGGACAAAGAATACAACCTATTCGCTTATATCCTTCATCGTACAAAGAACAATGCTCTATCTTATTCCCATTCAGAAAATCCCACACGTCTCTGTCAGTCCAATGGATAATCGGAGAAACAAGAATCTTGTCTTTGCCTCCGACGCAAGTAACCATCTGTTCTTTGTGCTCTGAAAATTGGTCAAAGTTCCCGCTGAATTTATGGTTGTTTACCTCAATCTCTTCCCGCTTAGAACGCCTTACGCTTTCTGCCTTACGAATGCCGATTAGAGTTACTTTTCCTGCGCCAGACATCTCTTTGTATTTTGCACAGCACCAGCGTAACCGTCGTGTCGGAAGAAGGTGTGTTTTTAATGCCATATCATAGATAGACATCTTTGGTTTAATCAGTTCCACATCCGGATAGTTCCGTTTCACGAAACGAATCACATCCGGTGGGTCAACACTTGTAAGGTTCATGTGAGCCTTAAATTTCACACCTGCCATCTTTGCAAGATGGTACAGGACTTGACTATCTTTTCCACCGGAGAATGCAAGATAAAAGCCGTTCTCTGGATCGTAGTCTAAAGCCATCGCCTCACACTTCTGAAGTAAGGCGATGGAGTAATCTATTTTAGATTGCAGATTCATTTAGTTCTTCTATTTTTCTATTACATTCCACTCACTTTCCATAATCACGTATCCACACTTGTTACAGCTATGCAGGAATGTAGGAAATGGAGCCGTAGTGTAGTCCTCAATAGCTATCTCTATGCTGCCACATTCCGGACATTCAATCTTAACCTCATTGATACCTATATACTCCCAGAAAGAAAGCTTCCCTTTCATGTTCTCGATGGGATTAGCAAACAGGATGGGATTAGCCAGTACCCAGTTATAAATAGGATTTTCATAATATCCTTTATTATTAGTATCGGTTTTCTCTGCCCAGATAGAAGGATGATTAATAGAACAACCTATTATCTCTACGCTGCCGATGATAGAACCAAAAGGCATATTTCCAAACATAGTTTCTATGGCTATCGTTGCAAATGCTGCTTTCGCCTGTGCATCCGTTAAATTAATGCTAAACTTTCTACCATGAGAACCGGCAGCATGAATAAAAACTCGTTGCCCGATATACTTCCTTGGACACGGCCAAGTGCGGTTTTCAATGTCTTTAATGCCGTGGACTATGAGAGATGCCCACGGCTGTTTGATTGTTATTGCTTTCATGATTTCTTTTTTGTTTTTATTAAAAGTACTCACCACACTTAAACCCTTTGCGTGGCATAAAATCTCTGAACTCACAACTTCTGAAAACTTGCTTTTTGTCAGCCCATCCTGCCAAGTCATTCTGCCATTGAGGGACTATTTGGCGAGGGGTGTTAAAGTCTCTGTAAGGCTGGGCGTGAGGAAGAAAGCGACTGCCCTTATTTCGCCAATGATTTATACGCTCAAATGATTCTTTGAAATCATTCAAGAGGATGCAGTAGAAGAAGTATTCTCCTTTGTATCCATATTTATCAATCAAGGCTGTTGCACGTTCGCATTCTGCTATCTGTCCAGGAGTGTCACAACCAAAGCGAATACGTTTTATCCATTTGACCTTTGCAAGAAGTCGGGCCACTTCGTCTGTTACAAGACGGGCATCCAAACCTTGGTTAAAGTCCACTCGAAGTTTTAATCTGATAATCTTTTCTATCTGTTGTAATCCATATTCGGAAGCAAGCACATTGTTGTCCATCAGGATTATATTTTTCCGATTATTAACTGCTATTTCTTCGATATCCATATAAGGAGCGATCTTGCCTTCTTTAGCAGGTACAATACACCATTTACATTTGTTTGGACAACCACGGGTGAGAAAGCCGTAGGCTGTTTTATCATCAATATTATAGAGTGAATAATCGGGAACCATGCAGTCTATCTTGCCCGGGAGAACTTTTGAAATATCATAGCCGGTACCTCCTTTTTCAATATAATCAGCGTTGGTAATCCACTGTTGATAATCTTGCGTGAAGCTAAACACCTTAGCCATATAGACTTTGTCATAATGATTGAATGGATTATACCACTCAACCAGATCTTCTTGTAGCTTATGATAGTTGCTAATCTTCATCAGTGCAAGATTAGGATAATTACTATCTACTGCCAGTATCCCGATGTTCATTTTAATTTGAGATTTTGTTTGTTGATAACTTCTTGACACTCTCTCAGCTTTTTAAGCAAGAATTTACCCGGTTGATTGATACGACCTTTTTTGATTTCAGCAATTAATTTTTTACACTCTTCGAATAATCTGGGGTCCTTGATATACAAGCGTATTGAATCCGCATCAGATTGTGTGAGGTTTACTAGTAAGAAAACATAAATAAAATAATTTTCGTGGGACATAACTTTGATTTTCCCAGTTCGTTCCAATTCTTGTAACTTCTGTAGGATTTCATAGAAGTTACACATGGAAGGATTTTCTAACCATTGTTTGACGAGACTCAAACCAATAGATGATTCTTTCCCGTTTTCGGTTAGGCGCATAGCTTCCCATACATCATTCTCATTCACGCCAGGCTTTCCTCGTAATGCTGACTTTATATCAAAGTATTTTTCTGAAGAAGGAGACGAAGTTGTTCTTCCTCCTCTAGTCGACGAAGCGCCCCCGTGAGGGGGAGTTTGAGGAGGAGTTTCTTTTAGTATACTTTCTTTTAGTTTACTTTGTGGTGAAATGTCTGCATTTGTCTTATCAATGTTTACATTTTCCTCTAAAATGTGCACATTAGGGAATTTCGATACATCAATAAGCAAAAAATCACGTCGGGCTTCAACGCATTGGCGACGCTTGACTGCTTCAAAATAACGGCTTTGTATACCACGAGAAGTTAATATTTGGAACCTTTCAAAAACCCCTTTATCAAAAAAGGAACGTTTGACCAACCCCTTTACAACTTCTTTCACCAAGTCCGAAGCAATGCCGGCACCCACTTTCCGCGAGAAAAGCAAACACTCGTCATCACCCCATTGGTAGTAATAGCCTTCTTTATATATTTTGCAGAGCAAGCGAATAGCAATGTAGGCTCCCTTTATGCCAAATTCACCTTCTATAAGTGCTAACTTGTCATCATCGAAGAAATCAACGTTAAATGAGAAATAATCTATACCGTTTGAATTAGCCATCTGTGTAGGTTTTAAAATGCTCAATTATTGGCGGGCACTTGGTTAGTTCAAAGTGAATGCAGAATCTTTTGGAGTCTGCTACTAACCGTCGTCCAGACCGTTTACATTCTGAGATTATAGGGGTATTTCCCCATTGTATTAATCGCCTCTTGCGACAATCAATACAACGTATTGCCTTTTGTTTATCCATTGATTACATGTTATTCAAATATTCTTTTATTTCATGTATGAAGTCTTCAAGAGAACGGCAGATAACATATTTGTTTCCTACCGCTTCAACTTCCTTCTGCCAGAGTTTTTGAGAATCACGCTGAATGCCGTTAGGTGTTTTCATTTCGATACAAAGTGAAGAGCATACCCATTCCTGGGAATAAGCAGTATCAAATCAGCAACACCTGCAAGGGCACCTTCAGCTTTCAGCTTACCACCGGTCACCTTATCACGTCTGCCACCATTAGGAACAGCAAAAAGAAGACTTTGCAGCTTAGGGTAGGCCAAACGAAACCAGTCTATACAGGCGCATTGAATTTGATGCTCAAGATCAGCTGGCTTCTTACGAGAGGGCCGGTTACATTCCTGCTCTAAAAACTCATCATAGGTCATGGTTATTTCTCTTTAGCCTTACCTGAACCTTTAGCACTCGGCTTTTTCTTTCCTTTGGGAATTTCTTCCGAATTATCAGGGATAACACGGGTATTACGCCCTGTTTTATCAATGATAACAGCCTTGCCGGCTACTGTGATTGAAGTCCTGCAGTTATCAGGCAAAGAGGTGATGAAATGACTTACAACAGGAGAATTTGCAGCTTCTGCTATACTGTCGATGTGATCTGCACGCTCTGAATACGGGTAAACATCCATAAGAGGTGTCTCAGATACTGACGAGATTATATAATCTGCCATCGTACCTTTCATACCTTCATCCAGCTTCTTAACAGCGTCACGTAGATCGGCAGCTTGTACTAACACCATAGTAGATGTTCTCTTTTCGGCACCACTTTTTTCATCCAGAGTAATGTAAACTAGTTTGCACTTGAACCAGCGGTCGGCAGCTTCTTCTTCACTGGGAAACAGTTCGCTATAGTTAGCGCGTTTGATATCCGATACAGTGAATTCTCCTGATATGAACGGTGTCATTTCTTCAATAATACGGGCCTCGGCCTCGGTGAAACTAAGTGCATCAACAAGATAAGGTTCTGTGACCTTCTTGTTCATACCATTTTCCATTATTTTCTCGTAACGGATTTTACATTCAAACCATGTGTGTATCATTATTTGTTTCTCTTTTTATCCTCCATGGCACGCTTCATTTCGCTTTGCGCTATACGGAAAGGGCGAAGGGTGAACTGTGTCATTTCGGGGTTATCAATATTCTTTTCAATAAAGTACGCAAGGGCTTCCACGATAGCCCGTTGAGAGGATGCTTTAAGCGATATCTTTTTCATAGGACTGCATGAATGCCGTGGCCAGTTCGTTGAAATAAAGCTGGTCTGTGGGTATGTCATCGTCGGCAGCCATTATTTTATTGGCTATGGCTTTCTTGTCGTGGATGATGCCATAGAGACGGTGGTCGATTGTACCTCGCCCTAACAGGTAGTAGCAGGTTACATTATCCTTTTGTCCGATACGGTGCGCACGGTCTTCGCATTGCGTACAGTCCGCATATGTCCAAGGGAATTCTATGAATGCTACATTACTGGATGCTGTGAGGGTAAGTCCCACACCGGCGGCTTTGATGGAACAGATGATAAGCTGCACATCTTCACGTTGCTGGAAAGCGTCAACGGCAGCTTGTTTCATGATGGAACTGTCGCGCCCTGTAACACTTACAGCACGAGGGAAGGATTTCTTAAGTGCGTCGACAATATCATGTAACGAACAGAAAAGAATCAGTTTCTTTCCACTCTCAAGGAACACCTGTACAAAGTCTATTGCTTGTGCAACTTTTCCCTTTGCGGAAATGGAACGTAGGGTCATAAACTTAACTAGGGCTTCCATGCGCATCTTGCGTCGGATTTCTCCTTCAGGACACTGCTTATACTCACGCAGATATTTGGCAAGGTCTTCGGCTGCAGTATCGTACTCTTCGCGATTAGATATATCTACATAGAGGTCCACTCGTGTCTTATCGGGTAGTTGAGTGAGCACCTTGGATTTCTCCCGTCGAATGAGGCAACGACTAAATAGTTCCTGGCTTAATTGTTCAAGATTAGAAGCGGCTTTTTCTCCTTGTGCATAATCAAGCAGAAACTGCCCCTTGCCACCAAATTCATTTAAGCGATCCATAATGGAGAGTTGGGCTACAAGGTCAGAAGGACGATTAACAACAGGAGTACCGGACAGAAGTATTATCCATTCTTTTCCGGTACATATTCCTTTAACGAATTTGGTTTGTTGGGTAGAAGCATCTTTTACACGATGGCTTTCATCAATGATTATGCTCCGAAACATAGATATTTGTGGGCAAAAAACAACATCTTTCAGACGAAAGGATTTACCACCTTTGATATCCCAGACAAAGTATTTGCGCAGGCTCTCATAATTGACAACAGCAACATGGAACATCTTCATTTGTAGAAGATACGGCCATGTGGTACGATTGGCATTATCAAGAACAATTGCTTTCTTATCAGTAAATTTCTCTACTTCCCGTTGCCAGTTAATTTTAAGAGAGGAAGGACAAATGACAAGTGCAGGGTAGGCGCTAGCGGCATTGATGATTCCTATAGACTGTAATGTCTTTCCTAATCCCGGTTCATCACCAATGAAAAGGCGTTTCCACTTCAACCCTTGAATTATTCCTTCCAGTTGATAGGGGTAGGGGGTGATTTTGAGTTGATGTTTGATTACTTCCATACCTATCTCAGTTCTTTGGGTTTGTAATTCCAGCCATTCAGTTCATACACCCTTTTGCGTGCAGCTTCACGGTCATTATAATTAGGTTCGTTGGCAACGGATTTTGAGGTTGTTACTTTCCCGTCTGAGTAATCACATTGATATATGCGGAAATGACGCCCATGTAGAGCATAATGATATTCACCTACTTTCATGATATTGTTTTGATTATTTAAAACGTTCTATTTCATCAAGTAAATCTTGCCGGTCTGTACCACGGAGATAGAGTCTTAGGATGATATCTATACAACGGTGATAGAAACGTTCAAATTCTGTTTCATCCATTGCAGCGAAAGATATACTCTGAGGATTTATATACTCACGAAAACCATGACGAACAATTGAGTAGAGCCCAAGGTCCATCTTTAGGCAGGTACGCATATCTTCCTCGCTGTAGATGTTTAAGGCTTCATGTAGATGTTCCGGAAGATTGTCGTAAGCGAGACGTACCAATGCGAAAAACTTTTTATGAAACTCATAGTTACGTGGTTTCTTAATATCGCATAGAACAGTATCACCTATTTTTAGTCGTTTCTTTTCGTCATAGTCAGAATCATACATTGGTACAAGACCCAGGTCTGTAACACGGCAATATATTTTCATTGTTAACTTGCAAGATTGAGACACCAGTATTGGAATGCCAGTTCTTCATATTTCTCTCGTCCACGGATATATATGGCATCACCACGGTTAATATGTTTCTTGAATACGAGGCAGTTCTTTTTAGAAATTGCATAAATGAAATCGAGATTACTGTTAGCAATATCCATATACCAGGCGCGAGAGCGATCCCAATCGAAGAAATCCACAGCTTCATCAAATTGTTTTTGTGAAGTAGCAAATGTGGTTTTAAGGTCGCCACCGAAATTGCATGCGGATAAAAACCAATCCCATTTACAACGTGTGTCAAGAGTAAATGGAAAACTCCCGTATTCAAACTGTTGTGCTCTATTAACCATGAACCGCTGTGTGTCGGACAGCTCCAAAACTTTGGCGAGAAATTCATCTTTGCGAGCTTCCATTTGCAGGGATTTGTACATTTCGCGTGCGAGCCCAAATTCATCGGCCGTATATTGTACATCATCTACAGTGTATCGATATACATTGACCCGGGCCGGTTCTGTGATAATAGCATCTACGAGTGATCCAAAACGGAATGCAGCTTCTTTGTCTCCAAATTGTTGCCGTGGGTGAAGCAGATTCTTCAATTCCGTGAGGGCACTGTTTCTTACCTCCCGACGAATGTAATATTTATCTTGGTTATTG